AAATGGGTTCATTACTGCGTAATTCTGTACGACAGGAAACTGTTAACGGCGAGAAAGCCTTTTTCGAGCAGATCGGGTCAGCGGTCGCGCAAAAACGAGCGAGTCGACACGCTTCTACCCCCATCATGGATACACCCCACGCCCGTTAACTTTCAGCGGCTTAATGTAGAAATACATTTCGAAAAACTCTGTGAACTCAGAAAAAGTCTTACTGAGATAATTCTGAGCCAAGCCTAGAAATAGGAAGGTGCAACGACTATTCCGAGAGGAAGTAGGATCAAGTGATCCGAAGCGCAGAGCATCCAACCAGGATGATGATATAGTCTGATCTATATGGTGACATATAGCAGCCGAAAGGCGGTTTTGTTTTAACGAAACAAAGCGAACACAAATGAGAATGGTTACAATGTCTGACTATGAATACGCAGATCTTGTAGATGACCAGGACAAAATTCGGCTACTTATTAGTCCGGAGTCAACATACGGCAAAGCAGCGGCGGCAGCTATCGGTAGAGCAATGGATGATGAAATCATCAGTGCTTTAGGCGGTACAGCTAAAACCGGTGTGTCCGGTGGAACTAGCACAGCATTGCCTAGTGGTCAGAAAATCGTGCATGGAAGTGCCGGTTTGACAATCGCTAAGCTAATTAGTGCTAAAAAAATTATGGATCAAAACAGTGTTGATCCCTCAATCGAGAGATATATTGTTGTATCTCCCGAGCAGATCGAGGATCTACTCAACACAACATCCGTAACTAGCGCAGACTTTAACAGTGTCAAAGCGCTGGTAAATGGAACTGTTGATTCATTTATGGGATTTAAATTCATTACATCCAATCGTTTAAAAGACGATGGCACATCACGACTATGCTATGCGTATGCGCGTGAGGGTGTGGTAATGGCACTTGGTAAGGACGTGACGGCGAAGATCGATCCTCGACCAGACAAATCCTATTCAACACAAATCTACTATTGCTCGACCTTTGGTGCATCCAGGATGCAAGAAGAAATGGTCGTTGAAATAGCTTGTAACGAATAAGGGGGCTAGATCATGGCGAATAAAAATTCAACTTTAGTTAGTAACTTTGAGGCTGATCCCCAGGTTATGAACCATGCACGACAGCATCACGGAATCAAAAGAGTTATACAGGGTACTGTAGCTCTTGCTGCTGGCGATCTAAGTGCTAGTGATACTGTAATGCTTGCGCCAATTCCAACAAACGCAAGTGTTATCAGCATCAAACTATTCAATGACGACTTGGATAGTGGTACTACCAATACTTGCGACGTAGGATTATTTTCTGCGGATGGCAATGTAACTGCTGTAGATGATGACGCATATGCAAGCGCTATCACCGATCTACGTGCTGCGGTTACTACCGGTACTGAGGTAGCTTTTGAGGCGAGAAACATCAATACAATGGGTCAGAGAGTTTGGGAAGATGCCGGGCAATCAAGCGATCCAGGCGGATATTACAATATTGGTCTGACGTTTGATGCAGCTGGTGACACTGCCGGCGATCTCTCATTCATGATTGAGTACGTCGTAACCTAAAAATAACCAGGGGTGATCTATGTCGAGTGTAGTAGAAATAGCTAATAATGCGCTTAATGCGATAGGAGCGACCAATATAACAGCGCTGGATGAGAACTCCAAAGCAGCGCGTGTTATTAGTCAAGTCTATGCAAACGTCCGAAATGAAACGTTTCGCGCTCATCCCTGGAACTGTTTAATTAAGAGGGCCGATTTAGCAAAAGACGCTAGCGGCCCTACTTATGGATATAGTAACTCATACACATTACCGACGGATCCATTTTGCTTGCGTGTTCTCGAGTTTAGTAATGGTACGTCAACATATCCTTTTGATAATCTAACAAACAATACCGGCGGCAGCGTTTTTGTTATAGAGGGCAGAAAGCTGCTTACGGATGAAGATACAGCAAAGATTAAGTTTGTTGCGCGTATAGAAGATCCAAACGAATACGATGCTGGATTAGTAGGCACATTATCAGCCAGGCTTGCTTATTCTATAGCCTATGCCTTGACCGGATCTACAACAGTAGTACAGCTGCAAAAAGTCTTGTATGACGAGCGATTACGAGAGGCACGATTTATCGATGCGACAGAGGGAGCGCCACAACGTATTGAGGCAAGTGATCTTATTGAATCGAGGTTATAATGGCACGATCTGCGCCAGCGATCCAATCCTTTACGGCTGGAGAACTATCTCCCAGGCTTGAGGGAAGAATATCTATAGAGAAGTATAGAGAGGGATTATCAGAACTTACAAACATGGTATCAATGCCGCATGGCGGTGTTGCGCGTAGACCAGGCACAGAATTTTTAGGCGAGGTAAAATCTAGCAGCGTCAAAACAAGACTTATACCTTTTCAATTCAAAACGTCTGACACGTACATTTTAGAGTTTGGTGACTCTGTTATGCGTGTGTTTCGTAATGGTCAGCAAGTTTTGTCGGCAACAACAAAAACAATAAGCGCTATAACGCAAGCAAATCCTGGTGTTATTACGTCAAGTTCGCATGGATACAGCAACGGCGATGAGATTTTTATAGCCTCAGTAGCTGGCATGACAGAGCTTAATAGTAGAAATTATAAGGTGGCAAACGCAACCACAAACACATTTACGCTTACGGATCTTTTCGGCAATGCCATAAATACAACAAGCTTCTCGTCTTATAGCAGTGGCGGCAACGTCAACGAAATATTTGAGGTTACTTCTCCTTATCCAGAGGCTGATTTACCTACACTGCGCTATGCACAAAGCGCTGATACGATGTATATCGTGCATCCTAGTCATGCAATACGCACGTTATCGAGATCAGCACATACAACCTGGACGTTTGCGACCCCATCTATTACCGGATCGCCTAGTCCAAACTTAAACAACTCAAGCGATAATTATCCAGCTGTCGTTACATTCTTTGAACAGCGGCTAGTTTTTGCTAATACAAACAACAATCCGCAGACAATATGGTTTTCTAAAACAGCGGATTACACAAACTTTACAGCTGGCAGCAACGCTGATGATGCTCTTATTTACACGATTGCCAGCAACCAGGTAAATGCAATACGATTTATGACGGCGACGCGCGTACTTACAGTAGGCACGTCCGGCGGCGAATATGTTGTTTCTACAACAAACGATGGCCCTATAACACCGACGACAACTCTTATACGTAAGTATAGTAATTATGGATCGGCAAATGCGGATCCCGTGCAAGTCGCAGACGTTACCTTATTTCTACAACGTGGTAATAGAAAAGTACGTGAGTTTCGATTTGTAGGAGATGTTGATACCAGCGGCTATACGGCCCCGGATATGACAGTGTTAGCTGAGCATATTACCGAGGGCGGCATAACAGAGTTTGCATACCAGCAAGAGCCCGACAGTGTGGTGTGGGCCTTGCGATCGGATGGTGTGTTGCTGGGTCTTACATACCGCCGGGAAGAACAAGTTGTTGCCTGGCATAAGCACACAATAGGTGGCGCGTTTAGTTCCGGAAATGCAGTAGTCGAGAGCATCGCCACATTGCCTACAGATACCGGCGAAGATGAATTGTATATGATAGTAAAAAGAACTATCAATTCACAAACAAAGCGCTATGTAGAAAAATTAAATCTGTTTGATTTTGGAACGTCAGCAACGTCAGCATTTTTTGTTGATAGCGGTCTTACATACAGTGGCAGTGCAGTATCCTCATTTAGTGGATTACATCATCTTGAGGGTCAAACAGTAAGTATATTGGGAAATGGTGGTTCACACTCTGACAAAACAGTTAGCAGCGGTGCTATTGCTTTAGATGTATCAGCAACCACGGCAGCTGTCGGGTTAGGATATACGTCTAATTTACAAACACTGAGGCTGGAAAGTGGATCTGTCGATGGCACTAGCCAGGGCAAACCAAAGCGGATCCACCACATAACGCTGCGTTTGTTTAGAACTGTTGGTCTTGAGGTTGGTTCGTCCTCGAGCGACGCAGATCGTGTGCCATTTCGAGATAGCAGCATGGCGATGGATCAAGCTGTTGATCTTTTCACAGGCGATAAAGATATAGAGTTTGCTGGTGGTTTTGAGGAGGATGATCGGATATTTGTCCGGCAAAACCAGCCGCTGCCTCTTACTGTCCTGGCATTATATGCACGTATGAACACTTTTGATGTATAGGTAAAACATTGGATTTCTTAACAGTATTTAACTTAATAGCTGCCGGATCAACAATTCTAGGCGGCATCAACGATAAACAAGCAGCGGATAATGCTGCGGCAGCCGCACAACAAGCGGCAAACTTTAACGCTGATATTATCGAGCGTGATATTGATTTGCTAGAAAAGCAGCGGCAATTCGTCAATGCAAACTTTGGTGTCAGTAACGATCGTAAAAAACAAAGCTTTAAATCTGTCCAGGGCGAAGTCAAAGCAAACTATGCTTATGGCGGCATCGATATATCTGAGGGTACACCAATATCGGTTCTTAGAAAAAATGCGAGAGAAATGAAATTTGAGCTTGATACCGATAAGTTCAACAACGACGTGACAAACATGCAGATTGATGACGCGCAAGAAAATGCCAGGCTAAATGCTCAGCTTGCACGTATGGAAGGCGGATCAGCCGCTGCAAGTTTACGCGCGCAAGGCACTGCAAGTCTTATTAAGAGTTTTGGATCTGCGGCACGAACACTAACAGCATAGGTGATAAATGCGAATACCATTATACACCGCGCAATCCAGGGCAACTAACGAGGCTCCTGGACGATCAATAACTGCGCGTCAAAACGTGCAGCTTGCAGCGCAAACAGAATTAGCAAAGGCTGCGCCATTCAGTAAGTTTGCCGATGAGGTTAGTGAATACGCAAAAGAGCGTTATAAAACAGTACGAAACAATTTGCTTGCCGAGGCGGATATTGCAGCGGAAGAGGCATTGTTCAAGTTGCGTAATGATTTAGAAAAGACACGCGACTACAATAATATTTTAGATGGTGACAATCCGCGATGGATGAGTGGATCTAATGCAGTAAAAGAAGAGATACGAAAAAAAGTAGGCAAAGATAATTATAGCCAAAATTATTTTAATACACGATTTAGCCAGCTAGAACTCAAACATAGATTTCAGCTTAGAAACGAAGTTGATCGTCAGATACAAATAGCAAGTGCTAATAACTACAGTAACAAACTTGTCCAGGGCGAGAGGCAGTTGAGTGACTATAAGCTTGATGCTTTTGATCGTGCCAGGATAACAAGTGATATTAAAATATTTACGAATGGTTATGTTTCACAAACAGGCGCAAGCAAGACAAAGGTAAACGAAACAATCAAAGCAATGGAGTTAGGCGCAACACGAAATGCGCTCACTAAGTTTATTGCAGACCAGCGCGGATCTGAATTAACAACACTCACGGCTATACGTAACGCTATTCGTGACGGAAGAAAAGGAGAGTTACTTGATACTAATCCTATGACCGGCGAGGGCAACTCCCTGGCTGCGCGTGGTTTAGAGGGTGGTGAAGAGCTTTACAAAAGACTAACGCAGCTAGACGACGATGATTTAGCAAGTGTTATCAAAACGTCAGCATCTGATATTGCGTCAATATACGGCCCGGGGTTTGAGGAAAAAGCAAAAAAGTCACAGCTTACAAGCATGAAAACGTTGCTTTTGAATCAATCAGATACGTTGTTGTCACAAATGGAACTAGAGGGTAAAGCGGATAGTCAAGCAGTTGCAGATGTTTTAGCAAACATGGATGATCTTATTTTGAAAGATCCAAGTATTGCGCCATCGTTTAGAGATAAAAGAAATGAGCTACAGCTGGTCAGTGCAGTGGCAGCAACAGTGCGAACAGCTGATATAGATGGAATAAACACTGTAATAAAAGATTTTAGAGAGGGTGCAGAAAATTTTGGTGGTGCTGGTATGGATACGGCAGCCGAACAAAGAGCGCTTAAGTATCTTACAAACAGAGCGAGTAAGATGCAAAAAGCACTGAAAGACGATGCGTTACAATGGGGCATAGATAACGGATTAGTCGAAGAACCGGTCGAAAACCTATTTACTGAGGAAGGAAATTTTGATCCAATCAATATTGCAAAAAGAAATCTTAATGCAGAAACAGTTGCTGAGCATTATGGATTGGCAGTACCGCAATATCTTACAAAAAATGAAGTAAAATCTTTTGCACGATATATTAAGAAAAAAGATATAAATCCAAATGTAAAGCTTGCATTTATGTCTGATTTTCAAAAAGCCTGGAGTGGTGCAGCCGCTGATGTATTTCTACAAATGGGCGAGAAAGACGCAAACGAAATATCAGCATTAGGTGCATTGGTCAATGCTGGCCGTAACGAGGCTGCGCTATCAATCATAAAGGGCATGGAAGAGTTTGACGCTGGGTTAAAAATTACCGGTGAAACTGAACAAAATCTAATGCAAATATTTACAACGTTTATTACCGACGATGAGGGAAGAAATTTGCTGGAAACGATGGATCCACGCGATCAAATGGCATTGTATAATCTTGCAAAGGCGCATTACAAAGGTTTGGGAGTTGTTGATTTTGATCAAGAGTTGTTCGAAAATTCAATTGATATTGTATTAGGGAAAGAGGGCGAACGAGGAGGGATCCAGGAAGTACGCAATACAAAAACATTGTTGCCGCCGGAGATCACCGCTGATGAGGCGGAAAATTTTTTAGATAATTTTAGCAGCGATATTATAGCTGAAATGAATAGGTTTGTCCGTGAAGAGGATGCGGAGATGAAATTATCGGACGCAATAATATTAGATATCCGCAATCGCTATGATGACTATGTTTTAAAATATTTTTCTGGTGACGAATATTACATTTATGACAAATCGCGTGAACTGATAGTTCGTTATCCTAATGACGAAGTAGTTTTTATTAACCTGGAATTAATGCAGCTAGAGTTTCCAAACGCATTTACTGAAGAAGTAAAACGAGGTTTCTTTGGATTTGGGAATATTAAAGAATGAGCGCGATATTTCAAAAATATAGAAGTCGATCGTATCTTGACAAAATAGCTGGCACGTCTGAGGCGCAATCATCTTTCATGCAAAACTATTCTGCATCGAGAGAGGATCAAAGAGCAAGAGGTAACTCAAACTCTCGTGCTGTTATGCTAGAAGATGCCTGGCAACCATTTATAGATGAGATACAAAGAAAGACCGGTCAAGAGTTTTCTAATCCAGCCAAGCACTTGAACAAAGGTATATTTAGTGGTGGTGCAACACACGGCACTAATCAATTTAAATATCGGCACGATGTTGAACAAATTATAGATTTTGCAAAAAATAATACCGAAACTTTAGGTGTCGAGTTTGAGCAGCTTACACACGATTTCATAATGGATCGTGCAATCAAGCTGGCGCAAAACAGAGCGGAAGAAAACGACGCGATTGCTGCGCGATCTAATGATTGGAAAAAATGGTTAGGTCAGTTTTCCGGTGCAGCTGTTGGATCTCTTAATGATCCGGTTATTCAATCTACCATAGGAACCGGCATGATTATGCCTGGTCTAAAAACATTGTATGGATTGATGTTTCGTGAGGCAATCATAGGCGGCACAAGTGAAGCGTTGATACAAGCCGAGGTGCAAGATTGGTACAAAACTTTGGATTTGCCTTATACCTGGGAAACTTTTGCTACAAACGTAGGAGCGGCAGCAGCATTATCCGCTGCGTTTCCTCTTGCTTTTAAGGTCGGAGGTGACACAGTTAAACTTACTGTCAACCAGGCAAAAAAAGGCTATGAGGCCATGAAAAGCGCTCATCAGTCTGTCGGTCAAAGATTTAGTCAAACGGCCGATACAGCGGCAGATATGGTCGATGAGATCGAAAATACGTTTGCAAACAAGCCTATAAATGATGTTGATGAGCATTTAAATAGGATGGATGCGGTCGATGATGCTGTGAATGATGGTGTGTTACCTGGTATAGATGACCAGCCGGCAAGCGGTGTAACAAAAGCTGAGATACAAAAACAAGCAAATCCTGGCCAGGGTGCAGCAAATTTAGACGAAATTAACAAAGAAATAAAACAAATAGAAGAGGCAAGAGATCTTTTTCAACAACAATTCAAAGAAGAAGAAGAGGCGATCGCATTTGAGTTAGATCAGTTAGGAAAAACTAGAGAGCTAACATACGATGATTTCAATGACGCAGCACGAAGAATAGATGCACTTGAGTCTAAGAAAAACTTAGATGATGCAAAACAAATACTTACAGTTCTTAACGAACAGAAGAAAGATCTGGAAACACAATTAGAGGCACAACCCAAAGTAAAGCCGAGAGCAACAATAAATGATGTTGTGTCTAGGTTCGAGGTAGACGAACTGAACGTCGATGCAAAAGCGTTTCAGTTCAAAGAGGGCGGTGACGAGTTTGGTGTTACAGAAAGGTTAAAAGACGTTAAAAAGTGGGATCCGATCAAAGCTGGTACAGTGGTCGTTTACGAGCAAGCTGATGGTAAGTTCTTTATAGCAGATGGACACCAGCGATTAGGTCTAGCAAAACGTATAAAAAGCCAGGATCCTAGCCAGGATGTATTTCTTCTAGGATCTGTCTTGCGTGAAAAAGACGGCATATCAAGAGAGCAAGCAATGGTCGTTGCTGCTATGAAAAATATTGCCGAGGGAACCGGTACTGTTCTTGATGCTGTAAAGGTTTTACGTGGTGATAAAAAACTCTTTGGTGAGTTGCCGCCACGATCTGCCCTGGTACGCATGGCACGTAACATAGTCAACATCGAGGACGACGAGGCATTTGGATTATTTAAGAATGGCCTTGTTTCACCACAACAAGCTAGCGTAGTGGGCCGAATGATTCCGGATGATGGCACAATGCAGCGTGCTGCAATGAATGTTATTGCCAAAGTGAAGCCGGAAAACGACGTGCAGACAGAGGCTGTCACCAGGCAAGTTATGGATAGCGGCACAGAAAAGGTCAACCAGGAGAGTTTGTTTGGCGACAAATTAGAAGAAGAAAGCTTATATTTTGAAAGAGCAAAGGTTCTCGATAACGCAATAAAAATATTGCAGCGTGATAAAAGCGCATTTAATACTATAGTACGTAACCAAACAAAGTTTGAGTCAGCTGGCAATAAGCTGGCAAGGAGTGCGAATGAGCAAAAAATCCAGAAAGACGCAGAAGCGATCGACCTCATCCAAACGCTTGCAAACAGAAGAGGACAACTCAGCGACGACCTCACAGCTGCCGCCAAAGCCGCCAAACGAGATGGAAAATTTGCAGCGGCTACAGACAGCTTTGTCGAGTCTGTCCGAGGAGCAGTTGACAGAGGCGATTTCTTTGGGGAAATCCCTAGCAATCCAGGACGCGCTATCAATGCTCCGCCGCAGAACGGCGAAGTACCAGCAAGCACAATTGAGCAAAGTTTAGAATCATTCGACGTTGCAGCCGGCCCAGGATCCACGCAGCAAATGGATCAGCTAACAGCCGATATGTTCCAGGAGCCGCCGCCTAAAACACCGCGCGAGGCTTTTCAATCTGACGATGAATTACGAAACGACCTGGGGCGGATATTAGAAGAGGGTGCTGACGAGGCTACAGTTGATGCACATCCGGCGGTTACAAAAGCTATAGAGGAGGCCCAATCCAAAACAGACACGACGACTTTGCCTGGTTATGGAACAGAGGCTTTTGAAACATCGAGAGTATTTAATACAAAATCTCTTCAGAAAATGGGAGTTGAGATTGAAGATGAAATACTTGGGTATGCTGACGCGATCGCTGCTTTATATCGTGGCGCAAGAAATATGGCCTGGAAAGACGATGGATTAGATCTTCCACAAGGTCAGTATATAAATCAAAATAGACGTGCTGCTATTGTCTTGGGGCCACCAGCTGCCGGCAAATCAACGCTTGCAAATCCCATAGCACGTAAGATGAACGCAGCTATTATTGATAGTGACGAGGCAAAAAAATTAATACCGGAGTACGAGGGCGGCATAGGAGCAAACGCAGTACATGAAGAAAGCAGCGATATTGCAGAGCGAGTACTCAATCTTGCGTTAGAATTTGGTGATAATGTCGTAATACCAAAAGTCGGCGGCAGTCCTGGATCAATAGAAAGACTTATTACAAAGCTTAAAGAAAAGGGATATTCTGTTGATTTAGTTGATATGTCTGTTACTTATAGTAATGCAAGAAACAGAATGTTTATGCGTTTTGTTAAGACCGGACGATTAATAAATCCAGACTATGTTCGTCAAGTGGGTGATAATCCTGGTAAAACATACGACACGCTCAAACAACAAGGGAAAGCTGATGGCTACACAAGAATCGACAACAACGGCGAAATCGACGAAGGCAAAGTCCTCATCGAAGATACAAGAGAAGTCGTCAAAGACACTGATATTCGATTACGACGCGGCGGAGGAACGAGGGATCCAGAGAGCGAACTCGCCGAGGGCGAAACAGCAAGTCTTAGAGATAGCGAAGAAGTTACAGACCAGCAACTAGATTATGAAGTTCCGGTCGGCCAGGTAACAGATCCGGCCACGGGCGATATTACAGTTGTAAATCAAACAATGCGACAGATAAAAGACGAGATCGATTATGAGAATAAAATGATCGAGCGGATGGGGTATTGCGTAAAATGAGTACGTTTCAAAGCTGCATAAATGATGGTGTTCAAGAGGGATTGATAAGGGAAGAAGATGCTAACGAAATCAATACAATGTTTGAGCAGCTTTCCGGGGAGTATCGAGGAAATATGGCAAATGCTCCAGCGGATGCTCGAGCCGCAGCCGACACTCTAGCAACGATCCGGCGACAAAAACACGAAACACGCAGAAAAAAACTACTGCAAGCACGTAAATGGCAAGAGATCGAGCAGATCCTGGACACACACAGAACACCATTTGGCCGCCAGGATCCAGCGGATGCAGCGGTAAATTTACTTGGCCATGTACGCGATCAAAAGTTTTCGTCTGTAGAAAGCAGAGCAGAGGCAATAAAAAGCATCGCATTTAAAAGAATGGATGAAATACTAGCCTCATTTAAAAGAAACATTTTTGGAGAAACGCAGCAAAAAGCAAAACAAAAAAACATGGTGCGTGAGTTGTTTGGTGAAAACACCGGCGATACGGCTGCTAGAGAAATGGCGGATGCCTGGACACAAACAACAGATATGCTGCGTAAAAGATTTAATGCAGCTGGGGGTGCAATACCTAAGTTACGCAATTGGGGTATGCCACAAGTTCACGATGCCGTTCGGATCCGTAAGAAATCGCGTGATGAGTGGGTCGATTTTACGATCGCAAAGCTTGATATCGAGGGAATGATAGACGAGCAAACCGGTCTAGCTTTTAACGAGGCTAGATTACGTATCGTTCTTAATGATGTATATACAACTATAACGCAAGATGGATTAAACAAAGTAAAGGCTGGCGGTGCAATGCAAGGCCGGTCGATGGCTAATCGACGACAAGATCATCGTTTTCTCAAATTTAAAAACGGCGATAGCTGGCTTGAGTACCAACAAGAGTTTGGTAACGTCAACGCTTTTGATACAATGATTACGCATATTACGTCGTTATCACGCGATATTGCTATGATGGAAGTTCTAGGGCCAAACCCGGTTACGACTATTAATGCTATAAAAACAGCGCTGCGAAAACGAGTTGCGGAAACGGGCGAGGGAGAAAGCAGAGCAAACAGAGCGTCAGCAAAAATAGATACATTGTACCGGGCGCATATGGGAACACTTAATGCACCTATAAGCGGTGTTTTCGCAAACGGCTTTGCTGGATTACGAAACTTACTAACAGCTGCACAGTTAGGAGCAACATTTTTTACAGCGATAACAGATCTAAATAGTGCATCGTTAGCACGAAAATTTAATGGCTTGCCCCAGGTAAACACTCTCAACCAGGTCATAAAGTTTATGAATCCTATGAAAGCGAAAGAGAGGGGTAAACTTGCGACACGATTAGGATTGATTGCCGATCATTGGACAACAATCGCCTCGGCACAAATGCGTTACATAGGCGAGATAAGTGGGCCGGAGATCACACGACGTATTAGCGACCTGGTAATGCGCGGATCTTTATTATCTCCCTGGACACAAGCTGGTCGATGGGCCTTCGGTCAACAGTTTCTAGGTACATTAGCTGATAGCGTCGATAAACCTTTTGCACAGTTAGACAAAGGTGTACGCGGTGCATTTGAGCGGTATGGTTTCAGTCCGGCAGATTGGGAAGTAATACGTCAGACAGAATTGCTCGAATATGAGGGTGCAACATTCTTTGACGTACAAAAGCTAATTGAGCGTACTGATATTGATGCTGGAGAGGCAGAGCGACTAGGCACAAGAATTTTAGAAATGATTAATACGGAAACAGAATTTGCTGTTCCTACCGGATCGCTGCGTTCTCGAGGAGTGTTGTTAGGTAATACGCAGCCAGGCGAGATCGGCGGTGAGATCTTACGATCCTTTGCCATGTATAAAAACTTTGGTGTCACGATTATGAACACACATTTATTTCGTGGTGTTGCAGAGTTAAAGAACAATAAAAAAGCTGGATACCTAGCACAGTTTATTATCGGCGGTACAGTGTTGGCAGCTTTTGGCATACAAATGAAAGAGCTTGCGAAAGGCCGGGATCCTAGACCAATGGACGATCCTAAGTTTTGGGGCCATGCTCTTATGGCATCCGGTGGCTTTGGATTGTATGGTGACTTTCTATTTTCTAACGTAAATCGTTTTGGCCAGGGACTAGCAACAGCGATTGCTGGGCCGGTAGTAGGGTTTGCTAATGATGTAAACAATTTAACTGTCGGCAATTTGTTGCAGCTGGCCCAGGGAGAAGATACAAACTTTGCAGCGGAAACAGTAAATTTTACAAAACGATACATACCTGGTGCATCATTGTGGTATAGCCGGTTAGCTATGGAGCGATTAGTTTGGGATCAGTTGTCAACAATGACAGATCCTAAGATACGTGCAAAGCGGCGGCGCTTAGAAAAACGTCAGAAAAAGTTATATGGAAATTCTTATTGGTGGAGGCCAGGAAGAACGGAGCCACGACGCGGCCCAAGATTTGACAATCTAACGAGGTAAATACATGACCATTAGTACAACGACAATCTCGAAAAGTTATTCGGGAAACGGATCGACTCACTCTTTTGCGTATGATTTTAAGATTTTTGCAGACGCGGATCTAACAGTTATTATAAGATCCTCGACCGGTGTAGAAACAGTTAAGACACTCAATACGCATTACATCGTAACCGGTGCTGGCGTATCGAGCGGCGGAACAATTTTATTTAAGTTTAATACCGGCAATGCGTCGGATGCACATTATTCTGTGACCGATCAACGGCCGCAATCTGGCGAAACAGTTGTTATACGATCGGAGCTAGCAAACACACAGACAATGGATCTAGTGGCTAACGATCCATTTCCAGCAGAAACCCTTGAAACAAATATGGACAAACTCGTCCGTATGGTGCAGCAGCATGACGAAGAATTAGGCCGGTCACTCAAGTTATCGCGTACAAATACAATGACCTCGACGGAGTTTACAACGTCAGCAACGGATCGTGCTAGTAAGCTGATTGCTTTCGATACTTCCGGGGAACTAAGCATTGCACAAGAAATAGGCGAGTTCCAGGGTAATTGGGCTGCAAGCACTGCGTATGTTCAGCGTGATATTGTCAAAGATACAAGCACAAACAATATATTTATAGTCAACGCAGCGCATACAAGTTCCGGTTCACAACCTCTTACAACTAATGCAAACAGCGCCAAGTATGATTTACTTGTAGATGCAGCCTCGGCAACAACAAGCGCGACAAACGCGGCTAGTAGTGCAACCGCAGCGGCAAGCAGCGCAACGGCAGCGGCCTCGAGTGCATCGACAGCATCCGGCCACAAAGATACGGCGACGACAAAAGCATCGGAGGCGGCCTCTTCTGCAACAGCTGCGGCCGCTAGTGCAGCAGCAGCAGCGGTTAGCGCCGATAACTTTGATGATACTTACCTGGGATCAAAATCAAGCGAACCATCAACGGACAACGACGGAGATGCGCTAAGCACAGGCATGTTATTTTTCGACACAACAGCTAATGCACTGAAAGTATACACCGGATCAGCTTGGCAGATAACAACACAAGCGTCACTTACGTCTGTTGCTGGAGATACGTCACCGCAGCTTGGCGGTGATCTCGATGTTGTCACGCATGGTCTTGTATCGACAAGTAATCGTAATATTGCGCTGACACCAAACGGCACAGGAGTTGTAAGAATAGATGGTAACGTCGATATATCTACCGGTGCGATTGATCTTAAAAATGGTGGCGCTGTATCGTATATACGTTTTTACTGCGAAAGTTCTAACGCGCACTATGCACAGCTGACTGCGCCAGCACATTCCGATTTTTCGGGCAATATTTCAATAGTTCTACCAGCAACAGCTGGAACTGTAGCGCTTACATCACAAATTCCAACATCGGGCATATCCAGTGGCAACGTCGCAACATTTACGTCGGGTGTCGCTGACGATGATTTTTTAAGAGTAAGTGGTACATCGATTGAGGGTAGGAGTGCATCAGAATTAGCGAGTGATATTGGTGCAGCAACAACAGACGAGGCCACGGCGCTTGCGCTGGCATTGGGGTGATAAAGGAGAAAATACATGCCAAACACATTTAAATCGGTAAGTCATGATGTTATGCCAGCTAGTGCTGGAACACCAGAGGACTTATACACAACACCAGCGAGTACGACCACAGTAGTCATCGGATTGATGATTGCTAACGTGCATACGTCACAAGTCACCTTTAGCGTAAAGCACGTTTCTACAACGTCGGGCGGTGGTCGAGCAGCAACAAACACAACCACGTTTTTGCAAAAAGACATACCGATCGCGCAAGGTGAAAGCAAACAAGCGTTAGTGGGTGGTAAACACGTTTTAGAAACGGGTGACAAAATTCAGATAGATTGTTCCGTCGCAGACAAAGTATCGGTCACAATGTCAATAATGGAGATTACATAATGTCAGAGTATAGCATAGGAAAACAAGCGGATGGCACAAGCTATGAGCCAGTTATTCGCCAAGTAGAAAACACAATAAATAATTCATTCACAATAGACGCAACGAATAATGCTGTTGTTGCTGGGCCGATAACGATTGGCAGTACTGCAACTGTAACTGTGTCTGGGATATTGGTGGTAGTATGAGCAAAATTGAAGTAGATGAAATAGTCAATCAAACTGGCGATAATGATAGTGGTCTTGACCTAAGTACGAATGATGTAGTTGCAGTAAAGATAGCTGGTAGTGAAGTAGCTAGGGTTGATGCGTCTGGTAATATATCTTTAGGAAATGGCACTGCTACAAATGATGGAGTAATTCACATAAATGCTGGAAATTCAGCAAAGAATATTGTTTTTGAGGCAGACAGGGATAGTGATGGTCAAGGTTTAGGCAATCTTCAGTTTCATTCAGCTGGGACATTAGTTGCTCAAGTATCTGGTCAAAGGGGAAGTGATGATAATGGTGGTCAATTAACTTTCTATACAGCTACTGGAGGGTCTTTAGGAGAAATTCTTAGGATTCATCAAAATGAATCAATAACTGTTCGTAGCTCAAGCACTATGAATGCGATATTTAGCGTGAATGGTGGTGGCACTACACAAAATGCATTTTTAGCGAAAGTTAATAATAATGCTTACTGGAATTTTCATGGGTTAAATCCGTCTGGTACACGGACATTTTCAGTTGAGGGTGATGGTGATGTATTAAATACAAATGGCTCTTATGGTTCTATTTCTGATGAAAAACTAAAAGAAAATATTGTAGATGCAAGCAGTCAATGGGATGATATTAAAGCAATAAAAGTTAAAAATTTTAGTTTGAAAGATGACAAACTAGATAAACCAAATAAGATTGGTGTAATTGCTCAAGACTTAGAAACATCTGGGATGAATGGTCTCGTAAAAGATAATCCAGATTTCGATGAAAACATGAAAGACACTGGAACTGTAACCAAGTCTGTTAAGTATTCTATTCTCTACATGAAAGCAGTTAAGGCACTACAAGAGGCGATGGCTCGTATTGAAACACTTGAAACCAAAGTAACAGCATTGGAGGGCAAGTAATGACCTCAACATTAAAAACCGACAAAATCGAAGGAGTGACCGCAAGCGGTACTGTTCAGATGCCAGCTGGTATGGTAATACAGACAGTAAGTTTAGCGTCAACAACAATTACAAGAATACAAACAGCAAGCTCTAGCTATGTAGCTACAGGACTGAGTAATTCAATTACACCAAAATTTGCAACCAGTAAGCTTAACGTAAGGGCTTTTATTACTGGTAATACTAATCAAACTAATGGAAACGTAGAGGGTTTCCGTATGACATTTTTTAGAGATATTGGAGGAGCTGGTTTTTCTGATGTAAGGTCAACTTCAAGTGGGTTTGGTATAGGTTCTCTTTATAATACTTATTCAAGAACTCACGCACCAATGTTGCTTGAAATCATGGACGCTCCTAATACAACGAGTGCGGTAACATACAAAGTATATGTAAAAACAATGGGTTCAGCGGCAGATGTTGAATTACCACCTACAACAGAAGAACACGTTGAGCTTATAATACAGGAGATAGCCCAATGAGTACACTTAAAGTCGATACAATTCAGGGCAAGACAACGGCTGGTACGGTGGCTATGCCTAGTGGTCATGTCATTCAAGTACAATATACAACAACAACAAGTAGTATTACTACAACTTCTGGTTCTCTTGCTGCATCTGGTCACATTGTTGCTATAACTCCAAAGTTTTCAAATAGTAAAATACTAATCAATATTACTGGAGGGGAACAGACTTATAGTGGTGGAGGTATAATAACAGGAACAGTGCATATTTATCGTCAATTGACAGGAGGTAGTTATGCTGACCTTTCAGGACAAGTATGTGAACAATCAATGGGAGGTGATGATGATTCAGATTACGGACACACTCTCGCCTGTGAATTTATAGATACAACGCACAATACAACTAATGCAATAAACTATCAGCCGTATATTAAGACTAATAGTGGAACTTATTTTTATAATTATACACCTACTGCACTAACATTAAGAGTAATGGAGATAAAACAATGACAACAATAGCAAACGCATTAACGAGTTTAGGAATTACAGAGTGGGTTCTTAGAGGAGAGCCTACAAATGAAGAAGAGTTCAACCAGATGTTTCGTAAAGTCACAGGAGCAGATAGCAATGGTTCAGGCATCGAAAGCTCAGACCCAAAAGATTTTGGTACTACATGGAAAGCTGTGTCTGATAAAAAAACAGAGCTAATCAATGCAGAGCCTATGCGATTGCTTAGAGTTGAACGTAATAGATTGCTTGCTGAAACAGATTGGCTAGGCAATTCAGATGTTACTATGTCAACTGCCTGGAAAACTTACAGAAAAAATCTAAGAGATTTGCCAGCAAGTGCGAAACCAAAGATATCTGCCGATGGGTCGTTAGATATGTCTAGTGTTACCTGGCCTACAAAGCCAAGCTAAAAATAAATACATTAAATTAACCTGGGGGAGCAATGTTAGGGTTTGGGGTTGGAGAGGCCATCGCAGCTGCGGCGGCTTTTAAAAGTGCTGTGGACGCAATTAAATCAACGATAGGCAGCGCAAAGGATGTTCGCGATATTGCGTCTAGTATCGATCAGCTGCTGGATGGCAAGGCTAGGATCGATCGTGCGAAGAAACACAAAGCACCGCCAGGATCGTTTAGTATTAAATCGATAGCGTCAGATACAATTAGTGCCAAGCTAGCCGAGGAAGAACTCTATAATATTTCTGTTTTGATCGACAATAGGTTTGGACACGGCACGTTTCGTGGGATCCAGGAAGAGCGGCAAAAAAGAATAAAGGAATACAACGAGGCAGAGCGTAAACGATTAGCAGCTAAAGCAAAGCGCCGGAAAGAATTAATGAATGACCTCAAATTATTTGCTTACATTCTGTGCGGTGCTGTTGTCGTGCTTGTGGCTGTTGGTGTCTATTTCACCTATGCAAACTAAATCGGAGGTAAACGATGATCGCATATCTTATGACCTGGTTAAAAGGGTTCGGAAAACCGCAGCCGGTAGAAGTCTTAACGAATACTACTGCGTCTACATCAACCAAGAAAAGGGGCAGACCAAAGCTATCCAAGTCGGCAGCTGGCAAGACTGTCCAGCGCAAGAAAAGTAAATGACTCCGGAAAACTTAGATCGCTGGAAGGTAATTCCCCGGTTAATGCTTTTAATTATGACATGTGTCTACATTCGCTGCATTGAGTACGCCATAAGTCTTGGTGGAGATATGACCACCCAGCAAGCAAGTTTGATATCGGTTGTCACAGGGGCCATGACAGGATCGCTGGCGGTGTTCCTTAATGCCGAGTCAAAAAAAAGTGGAGATACTAAAACATGAGTCTTATAAATACTTTAGTTGGCCCGGTATCTTCTTTGCTTGATAAATTTGTCGAGGACAAAGATCAAAAAGCAAAGTTGGCCCATGAGATTGCCACTATGTCGGAAAAGTTTTCGCAAGAACGAGCGTTAGCTAACATCGAACTTAACAAAGCGGAGGCAGCATCCGGGTCGTTATGGAAAGGCGGCTGGCGGCCGGCAGTTGGCTGGTGCTGTGCGATTTCCTTTTTTTACCATTTTATATTAAAAGATTTAATTATTTTCGGCTGCGCTATAGCTGGTGTTGTGGTTCCAGATTTACCAGAGTTTGATATGGGTACGCTACTTACTGTCTTGGGCGGTATGCTTGGGATCGGTGGACTCCGTACATACGAAAAGCAGAAAGGATTAACAAAATGAAAAAGAATTTTGAAAAATGCATGGTCATGCTGCTAGAGAACGAGGGCGGCTACCAGGACGACGATCGGGATCCTGGCAATCACGGCGATGGTTATGGAAATCCAGGCTCAACAAACTGGGGAGTCACAGCAAAAGTTTATGCACAGTTTACCGGTCAACCAGCTACCAGAGAGATTATGAAATCGCTGCAAAAAGAGGACGTGTATCCGGTCTACAAAGAGTTGTATTGGGATCGCATAAAGGGTGACGATCTACCGGATGGAGTCGATTGGACGACGTTTGATTTTTGTGTGAACAGCGGAGTATCTCGCGCTGCAAAAGCGCTGCAAGGAATTGTGTCTGCAACAAAGGATGGAGCGATCGGGCCTAAGACTATTGCAGCTGTTGAGCAAAAAAATTCTAAAGATATCATCGAGGAAATGCACGATCTGCGGCAAGATTTTCTGGAGGGATTATCGACGTTCAAACACTATGGTCGAGGCTGGACAACCAGGAACGCACACGTCAAAGACACTGCCCTGGATATGGTGTAATTGGCACAGATTTGGCACAAAATAGATGATAACAAACGATAATAGATGATAATAGGAATCACTTTTATTATCATTAATTATCATTAAATATCATATATTATCACCAGATATCACTCGGAGTGAATTTTCAAGTCCTATCACCCGCACCAAAAATTTCCATATATTACAATAACTTACAAGATATCGGCACGAATTTGGCACAAGATTTGGCACAAGCTTGTTTGACATTGTTGACTCTTTAAGTCATTATCAATGCAATTTTAATCAAGTTTCCAAAAAGAATGTGGAGGTTCAATATGGAAAAAGTTATTGAGAGCAGCGGTGAGAAATCGCAACAACTAAAGCAGCTGTACGATCTGACAACAAACACAACAAGCATGATCGTGCATACAAACAAGAATCAAAAAATAGTATTGTCACAAGCGCAGCTGGAATTGATCCGGCGCGGCATCAATCAGTGTGTCGATACTGACCCCTCTATCTATCTATAGGGGGGATCGATGCTCACAAAAGAAAACACTGTCAATCTTGTTAGATTCTATCCAAGCAGAAAAACGCAGCAGTACGCAGTTGATGCAAGAAAGCATGGATTAAAAGTTAAGAAATTCAGTACCAGGGAAGAGGCGCTAAATTACGCAGCTGAGATCTCAGAAAATTTTACAATGCACACGTCCGGCAAGGCTGGCAAAACACTGCGTAAGATTTTCGATTGCGGCCAGCATCAACCCGACAAGAATTGCTGCTACAAAAAAGTCAGACGTGACAGCATCAAGACCGGAGATCTCCGGGAGCATAGTTTTGAAAACTCGATGCGCGACATAAACTTCTTTCTTAACATCAAGATCGATGGCAAGAAAGTTGGCAACATGACGGCGCTAGAATTTTACAGCAACCCGGCGCAAGTTTATGAATGGATCGTTCCGGCAACACAGAAAAACAGAGTCCTAAAAACTGTAAAAAATTATTGGGCCAGCTACACGCATTTCAATTCGTTTTGTGTCCTGGCTGGTTATGCCGATCACAATATCTTTCGTGACACACGACCAAAGAGCGGCGGCAAGGAGAACACAAAGTCAGACAAGATCGAGAGAGTGCAGCGCGATGTAGTCGAGCGGATCCTCGAGCAGCTACCGACCGGCAACAGCAATCAGCTGCATGGTTACAAAAAATGTAATTGGCGACTAGCTGCTTTCTTTGCAGCACAAACCGGATTGCGCCAGGGCGAACAAAGAGCATTGACCTGGAACGACGTAGACTTTGATCTTAGATCTGTCGCGGTTGACAAAGGCATCGATCGATACGGAAAGATCAACAAGACAAAAACTGTTAAGTCAAAAAGAAAGCTGCGGTTTGCACCGGTAGTTGTCAAGGCGCTGCAAGAAGAATACATGCGCCAGGGCAAGCCGCCAAAAGAAGATCTGATCTGGCAAGACACGCGCGGCCATACAATACATCCCTCAATGTTTATCAAAAAGCTGGCCAAAGCAGCCGCTGCAGCCGGTGTTCCTCGTATTACCTGGCACGAACTAAGACATTACTATGCCTCCGCTCAGCTGGCCTTAAAAGGCGGCACAAAGGATGGCATCTGGAAAGTGTCGAACAACCTGGGCCATAGCAACACTGTCACCACAACCGCAACTTACGGACATTGGCTAAACGATTACGAAGAAGATCCAGAAGAAACTGCAAGAGAAGATCAAGCAGCATTGTCATACTAAAAAAAAAGGCCGCAAGCGCGGCCTAGTTTGCTATGTGGTTTTTGTTAGAAGTTGTCCGGATCTTGCATCTCTTCCCACAAAGTAAAGATATCATCACCGGCTAATCCCTCGTCGTTCATTATCTCGATTACCTGGTCAAGCTGTTTTTCTGTAGCTTGTCCTATCTCACACATTCCATTCTTAGCAAACTCTACAAACTGATCGATGGTGTATTTCATTTAAGATCCTTTCTTTTTGTTGAAACTTAGGTTGTCGTAAATGCAATTAGCGATGTGTTCGTTGGCAATCTTGATGTCTGCGTGTGCAGCAGCTGGAAACAAATCTGGTTTTTGTTTTGCCAGGGTAATAAGACCTAGCACATGGGGGTCATGACCGGTTGCGTCCTTGATAACTTTTCGCATCATCTTGAGTGAGGCTGGTATCCCAGCCTCAAGTTTTTTTATGAATTTTTTGTCGTACAATTAAGCAACTCCTTTCTCTAGTTTGTCATCGTCGTGGTATTCCCAGGAAACATCCGCATCTTTTGCAAGCTTTCTGCCGGCACAATCCTGGATCATATCGAGCAACATAGCAGCCGCAGATTTCTTGTAACCTGGGTGCTCACAAGATTGGTATCGTAAGCAGATCGCCATCTTGTAAGCGTCAGCTGCCTTGATCTTGACCTTGTACCTTACAAGCTTTTGATATTGCCAAATGTCGCCGCAGTAGCCGTTATCTCTTGGCTCTTTGTATTTGTAACAAAAGCTTTCCTGGTTAGCGTTGGCCAGGTGCAGCACTAAGTCTTTGGCATCGAGGAAAATATCTTTGCCGTCGTGGACGATCGAATTGGAGATCGGGCCTTTGTTTTGTAAGTACCACAAGACCAGCTGGCCTATGTGTTCCGGATTGACAACGTATGCACTCATGCAGTGTCCTTTCTGTTTGTTTTTTTTGGGATTTGGTTTCGAATCAATTGATCCATTACTCATTATTATTGACACAATCCGTCAAGGTTTGCAAGGAAAAAGTAACACATTTTGTTACGCAGCTGTGTTAAACAATGGTAGATCGTGCAACTCCTGGTGATTAACTTTTGCCTCGAGTCTGTCAGCAAACTGCTTGACGTGGTGAACCATCTTATCTCGCTTGTAGCAGTGGTTCATTGCTATGTTGCAGCTGTCGGCACTATCGAAACCGATCTTGTGCAGCACTCCTAGACCTCGCATCATGTGGATCCAGGGTCTATTTTCTAGTCCGTAATTTGCATCCCAATAATCCATATGGGCGAAAGCTTGTTTGACCTTGTTGAAGTAGGCGCTGGCTGGGCCGTTCCTGGCTATGTCAACCTCGGCGCAGCTGCCGAAACCAACAAAGTTAAAAAGTCTGTAAAGCTTTTCTAGCTGTTCGAAACTCTCATTCATGTGCCATATGGCCATCGCTCTTTCGGGGTATTTGATTTTGTCGTTGTGTATCGCGTCTGCGATCAAGGCCATGTTCTCTGCCTCAGATCCGCCGATCACGTCCGGGATGACACACACTGCCTGGTCGCATCGATCCATCGCGTCGTTGGCCCAGCTGTAGAACCCATCCCACCAAGCTGCGTCTAGTTTGATGCCTTTCTTCCAAGCAGTAAACGCGCCGTTGTCCAGGATCAAGATCTGATCTTTGCCTACCAGCTTGATGCAATCTTCTAGCTGCTCCGGGTGCATGTAGCTGACGCAGAAACTGTGACCTTTAAGCTGGTGAAGATATCGCTTTGGTGTTATCGGTGTTCCGTGAACTAATCTTTTCATTAATAACCTTTCTTGTTTGCAGCGTCGAACAGTGGTAGTCCGAACTCGTTGGGATCGATGTTTTTGATTGCGTGGTAGATCGCGCTAGATCTTTTGATCTCGATCGCAGCATCTACCTTTTTGAGTTTGCCCCAATACTCGTGGATGGGAACTGCACCTCTCTGATCGACAACCATGTCATTGTAAAGCACTTGGGCGTGGCCAGTAGTAGTGATTAAGTATGCAGTGTCTGGCTTTGCTTTTACCCTAGCAAAGTAAGTCAAAGGTTTTTTGTACCAGTTGTCGCCAAACTTACCAGGGCTAAGTCTTTCGTAATCGACATTGTGTCTGTCTAAGAAAGCTTTGTACCAAAGAGTGTAAGTGCTGCCTTTCCATCTAGGGCTTGCACACTTCTCGTAAGTTTTTTTGAACCACCACCATGCGTCGGCAAATTTAGTCTGTGTCGCTATCGCGCAAGCTAGCACACCGCAGCATGGCCCTTTGGCATCGGCCCAGTCGTGTTTTCCGGTCAATGCAAAAGCGCTCATGTTCGCTCCTTTCTGTCTGTCTTGGGGGGGATATTTTCGAATCACTTGATCCATTTACTCATTATTATTGACTCATAGCGTCAACAATTGCAAGTAAAAAGTAACAGAAAGTGTTACAAGTATTTATGATTATTTATAGAACCGCCAATTTGTATTGATGTTTTGGTGTTCATCATACTGTTTTATAATATGGAAAACGTAATACATAATCGTCTTTCTTTTGCGAAGATCTTTCAAGCAAAAATAGTCGGCCCATTCATAGTTATCTTTTTCTAAACGCAGTTCAAATGTTTCCATACGTGCCTTGCGCCAGGATATTGTCCAGCCGTTGTAATGATACTCGCCGCCAACTTTCATCAGTTAATCTGAGCGCCTAATCTTTCAAGAACATGCCTGGCAATATACGTTGTGCGGCCGCTCTTGTGGATCTCGTAGTCACCATGCGCCAGGATCCGCCGGAGTCGCTGATAACCAGCTGCCTCTGATAATCCTGGGAACAACAGCTTGCCAGCCTCAGATAGCGTATACAATCCTTTAGAACTGGGGGCGGTCAGTTTTACTATTGTCATCATCATCACCAAAGTTCGGTCGCGGATATTCTCGTAGATCTTTCGGAACATCGAGAAAGAGTAGGGGCCGCTCGAGGACAGGCCATACTCCGCCGGGCTCTCCTTTTTCTTTTATGCTTAGTCCTAGCTGCAACTGTCCGTTGCCGTGTTTCATTGCCAGGTCAAGCAGTGTTTGATAAGCCTCCTGGATCGCAGCACGTTGCTCGTTAGTCTGCGGCAGCTGCCGGCCATCCTCACCTTTGCCGGTGCGAAACTGCAACCAGGCAGCGCATTGATAATCTACATCCTTTTTCAATCCGCCCATCAATCTAAAATTATTATTTCCAAAGTGCGGTTTTGATCCGCCGATCTTAATTTTTTCCATGTTACTTCCCTAACTTTTTTTCCATCTCGTCATACTTATCCTCAATGATCTGTGCCATTCCTGGCCTCTCTTTTTTTAGTCGTCGATAGTTTGCTTGCTCTGTATTAAATATTGCGTTCATCTGCCCGATAGATTTTGCAAACTTAAATTCTTTGACCATGCGATCGACAAACTTTTGAAATATATCATCGTTTTTGCTGGTCGTTTTTTCTGCCTCAACATCGTCCGGAACTTTATGAAATTCCTCATTTACATAAAACGTATCGCTGTCTTGCCGCAACTCTTCCATTGCTGCATCTTCTTCCTCTTCCCTGGCTTGCTCGATGGCCTCGTTCATATCCATCGTTGCATCTTTTAATGCAGCAACCTCGATCTCGAAGTCGCTGGCAAACTCTCCGCCATGTAATCCCAGGTTAGCTAACGCGCGGCCGATAGCTGACGTTTCGCCATTCTCCACAGCTGACGTTCTGTTTACATTGCTGCTGCCGCGTATCTCTTCTGCTATCCCGGTGGATATTGGCCGGTCAGATCCTGGTGCGAATACTTCAGCAACAACAATCACACGCTTGCCGTCGTCAACTGTTACCCTGGTATTTATAGAGTAGTCCGGAAAGTATTTTCTAAATACCTCTACACGTACCGCAACTGTTGTATATTTTTTATTACCTCGCGTAACCACACCACTTTCGTTTAGTTTTCCTATCTCTTGCATGGCTGCTTGCAGCTGATCTTTCATTTAAATACACTCCTTGCTAATTCTTTCAGTTCTGGTTGCAGCGTCCAGGCAAATCCGTCGTGCCATTCCGGGTCGATCATGCGGAACAAATCGTCCTGGTTGTCTGCTTTTTTAAGTAGCTGCTCTGTTACCTGGTGATGCCGGGCAATTTCTTTTACAATCCTGGCTAAGTTCTCGTCGCTTAACTCTGGTGCATTGTCCTGGTCAAATACTTTATATTCTTTGTAGTTTGCGTACACCAGGAACGGCGGCTGCTGACCATTCAAGGCCCAAAAGCCGGCGACCTGGTATACTGCTTTCTGCTCGAAAGGCCCGGATAAATTATTTGGTAAATATGATTTACGTTTTACGCTGCTCCATTTTGTTTTTAGATCGCCGCGTCGCGCATAGTCTGGCCGCGTGTTGTGCGGCAGTTCGCATCCTGGCAGCTTGTCCTGGAGTATAATCTCACCGACATATCGGTTCTCCCTGGACATGGCTTGTTTCAATCCCTCGAGCGCATGGTTGATAACCAGGGGAATCTCCTCTTTGTAGAGTTCAACCTCCATTTCGTCGCTATTTCCGAGAAAATCGCTGATAAAATGACGATTCTGAAAAATTAGCCCCTCAGATTTGGCCCAGGAGTGCGCTTCAGCAAGTTTCATGGGTTCCGCATCATCGATATTTAGCACACTGTCTACGGCTTTTTGTGTAGCTGTACCAGCGACCATCCGTGGGGATGCTGCACGATTGGGATCAAATTGCCTGGCACGATCCGGATCCTCTTTCCAAAGCTTATTTAGCAAGGGCCGGACAATTATTTTGTCGAACAGCTTACGTCCTCGAGGCTGCGACATGGGATTGCTATGATGATGGTAATCAAAACGTAAAGCATAGTCGGGTGTCAGTTCGGGCAGCGGCATGTTATCTCTCTAAGTTTGGTACGCGCCGCAGAACTAATTTTAGGAGGAGCGACGGCGCGTCTTACATTGATAACAAATATTGTTACTATGCGTCAATAATTAAAATCAATAAATAGATCTTATGGATCATCAATTATCTTTTACGCACTCGAAACCGAGCGCCGGTGGATCGTACAGCGTCATCGATACCGGCACTGACCAGATCAATTCACACTCCGGCAAATAATCTTTTTCCATTATTGGATACTTAACGTGTTTTTTGCGTTCATTATTTTGCATGGAGTCAACCATGTTTACAATGCGCCGCACTGTGTATGTTTTAAAATCGCTGTTCTCAAATGGATAGCCTAGCACTGTTACGTCTTTACCATCTTCTCCAAGACCTTTGACGTGATTGAGTGCAATTTGACCAACAGCTTGATTGTGGACGTAGCGTTTATCTATTGGTCGCGTATCAATAATACAAATAGCTGTTCTCTTTTTTGTAAACCATCCAGGCACAAAATATGCGCCGTGATACGATTGAAAGCTTAGTGGCCCAGCTAAATAGCGTATCTTTGATTCGTTCTGTCCGTAATGCGTAAATATACCGGACGGCGCTAGTTCGCCAATGATCGGACACATGCTGCGCTGGAACAGTATTTCTTCAGCTGTGCAATTCAGTATCTTTGCATAGCGCATTGCATCCTCGATGCTTATGTTTTGTTTTCCATTGAGATGACGTGATATTGTTTCCGGTCGCATACCCATTTGTTCTGCGATCTGCACACCACTAAGACCAGCGCGCCGTGCCAGTGCTTTTAAATTCCCAGTCGTTTGTTGTTCTGTCATATCTCCAAAAAAGTTTATTACGTTGTTGTTATCCATGTTGGCCCCCTTGCATGCTGGAGGTATCGCATGGCTTGAATAATTGTGCCAAGTACAACTTTATAATATTTAATGTCTGCGTTTATACATATGGTTAGTCGATTATATTTAGTTATATTATCAATCATTTTATCCTCCGTTCATCTTTTAAATCAATAATAAACGTAACAATTAGTGTTACATGACTTACCAACGTAGTTAATAAATCCAAGTAAGTCAATCATATTTATCTTTTACACAATAAGTATTGCTTTTAACATCAATGTAACTTAATTTGTTAAATCAAGAACATTGATCCGGGTATTGATTTGTTAACGTAGGGGAACATTGATTTGAAACTTGAGGAATGGCGCAAGAATAGGGGTTTGACGTATCGGCAGCTGGCTGAATTGCTTGATGCGCCTGGTGCTGGTGTTGTGCATCGCTGGTGTTTGGATCGTAATCATCCAGGGGCCGCTCGAGCAGTGCATCCAAACAAGGAATACATGCGCCGGATCAAGGTCGCAACAGATGGCGCAGTGCAGCCAAATGATTTTTACCAGGATGACGTATGACAGAGGCGCAGCTGCAAAACCTGGTTGCGGATTATCTGCGTGCTGCTTTACCGGACGGATCGATATTTCACCATTCACCAAACGAGGGCAAAAGCCATGTGGCGCATCGTGTCAAGCTAAAGAAAGCTGGCATGTGTACTGGCTGGCCGGATCTCGAGATCTTTTGTCCAGGTAAGCCGCCGGTGTTTATCGAGCTAAAAGTAGGCAAGAACACAATAACGGCAGCACAAAACAAAACGCTGCAAGCATTATCAACAGCTGGCTGTGTCACAGCTGTATGCAAGACACTCGACGAAGTGCGCCAGGTGTTAGGCACAGTGGTGCAGATGAAAGATCATTCACAAACAGACAGTTTTTTATTTCAAGCAAGGAGGAATATCTATGGATCTTAAAAAAGAGGCTAGAGAATACATCGACTATCGAATTAGCCAGGGTTGGAGTTTACTTAGAATAGCAAAGCTGCATGACGTGCCGCCGCAGTACAGCAATTGCTACACTGAAAGTCACTTAGTCGATGTCATTTCAAAAGATGCTTTGCAACTAAGCTGGGGCATGATCGATGCAAAACTCTCACATCGATAAGCATTTGACCGGCAGATATGGCCAGCTGTTTGCACAGTACAATAGCAGCGTTTGGCAGCGCTTTTTAATTAAATGCAAAAAGTTGTTTACAAGATGCAAATAGTTGATACCCTCGGTAATTACCGCGCCCGGTCAGCTACACGTTATAATTACATATATATTACAGTGTAATTACACGTATGCTGCATAGGGAAATTCCATACGACGTAACCTGGCTTGAGTCGCTGTTTCTCGAGGCCGCAGCAACAGAGCGCAGACTGCCTCCGGCAATCATCAAACGCAAACTTGCCAGCTGGCCAGAGTACGAACAATCCTGGCACGCATACAATGCAGCTGCTTTCTCACCAAAACCACCAAAAGCAACACCGAAAGATATTGACCGGTATTTTTTGGCGCTCGATATCTCCCTGGCATATTGCGATACAGAGCAGCGCCGGTTGATATGGGCCGTTAATTATTCAGCGGTGCTGCGTAATGGATACATTCGAGAACGTGGGCCAGCCTGGGAAAAACTTAGCAAAATGAGCAAGGATCGGATCTCACCAAAGCGCGTCAAGGCAAATTACCTGGACGCAATTGTTAAGCTTGCGTATCGCATAAAGTTGCAGCCAGAAAGATTGACGCAAAAAGTTATTACAAATTGATTGCACGAAAGCACGAAATATAGTACGCTT